GGGGAAGTACGCCTGGTAATTGTGAAACCTCGGCAGATCCGTAGCAGTACCTACTGTCAGGCTCTAATCCTCAAACAGATGTACGACTTTGAAGGTACGCAGGCCCTCACTGTTACACACAAAGGATCGGTTACTGATGAACTGTTCACGGTAATCAAGCGGTTCCAGGACAGGATGCCTGATGAAGTCAAGATTCCGGCAAAGAAGGACAACGAAGAACTGCTGTACCTCGTAAACGAGTCTAAGGCCAAGGTGGCGACTGCTGGTAGTGACGGAGCAAGAGGCTTCCCCTGCAAGATTCAGCAGTTGAGCGAGCTGGGCAGATGCAATGCCAGGCAAACGAAAGACATTCAGGAAGGGGCGATGCAGACCCTGGCGACAGGTTACGGGTCAATCTGTATAGCTGAGAGCACATCAGGCGGCGGGCAGACGTATTTCCATGAGATCGCAAAGCAAGGCCTTGAGCCGAAAGAGCGGTGGAAGACATTATTCTTCGGCTTTCAAGAAGAACCTGAATATGTCCTTAAACCCCCTAAAGACTGGCAACCTGAAGGCGAGGACCTTGAAATTGCCAAGGCATTTAACCTCTCGCTAGAGCAATCTTATTGGCGGCATTCCAAACTGAAATCCGAGTTCTTCGGCAGCACGGTAGCTTTCAACAGAGAATACCCTGCCACTTTCGACATGGCATTTGAGGCGGCCAGCGGGCGACTGATCAACTACATGGCGATCTTGAAAGCCCGGAAGAGTCAATTACTACGTAACGCCGCTTTCCCGGTAATTATGGGAGTCGACCCTGCTGGTAAGGGCGACAGAACAGTAATCACGATTCGGCAAGGGCTGGTAGTACCGAAACACTACGTCTTCAGGAACATGGACGATGCCACGCTGACTGGGATAGTCGGCAAGTTAATGGATGAGTGGGTGGTCAAGACCTGCTTTATTGATATGGGCTACGGGCACGGTACGGTATCGCATCTGCGCGACCTTGGGAGGTATAACGTGATCGGTGTTCATTTCGGAGCTAAGGCGACGGCCGGACATCTGTATGTGAATAAGCGGACAGAGATGGCGGCGGATACCAGAGACTGGCTGCATCAAGGGGAAGGTGATGAGGGGGGCCTGGTCAGGATTCCTGATGATGATGAATTCTGCGACGACCTGAAGGCGATCCCAGAACTCGAGTATTCAGGATCCAGAGGACTGTTCTACTTGAAACCCAAGGTAGAGATTAAAGACGACCTGCAGGGTAAGTCACCTGACTGCTTCGATTCATTGTGCCTGACGTTCGCCTTCCCTGTGAGGGCTGATAATACCAGCCGGGTAATTACCCCGGCGGGGTATCAGGGCAGAGGTCCGAGTCTGCTGCACACGGAGAATACCTTCTCCCAGTTGCAAAATGACAACCAGGGCAGTAACATTAACCAGAATCCGAATTTCAGATTTTACAGTTATGGGAGCTAACCTGATGTCAAATGAGCTGATGCTGGCCTCGTTTAAGGGCACCTACCGATCCCCCCATCCTGAAGGCTTCAAGGAACAGGCGATCCTACGTCCTTTTGACGTGACGGTCAAAATGAAGCAGAGCTTTTTGGCGGCCCCTGGGCTGTGCGGGTTTTTTCGTAACCACTACTTCGCCGCACTCAAAGCAAAGTTTCCTTTGATGATTGCGCCTTACATGATTGAGTTCATGGGAGCGACTGAGCTTGACGGCAGACCGATAGACAACCCTAAAGCGATGTCATACGGCGAACTCCTGGGCTACATCCAACGCAAGAAGTACCCGATTAACATCGGTCTGTACGACGCTACAGCGCTGCGAAATGAAGTTGTACTGTACGAGCAGGATCCTAGTGGGCAGCAGCACCTACAGGGCAAGTTGGAAAACCTCAGAGGCAGTGAGATCGCTCTATCGAACGAACTGGCGGCAATTGAGGACATCCTGGTCGTGAATACCTCTGACCGGCCTGAGCCGGGCAGCAAGAAGGTCAAGTCATTTGCGGAGTCCCTTGCCTAATGAAAAGACCTTCTACCGGAGCACTGGAACAGCAGTTGATGGCGCAACGCGCTCAGCAGCTGGCTCTCGGCCAGCAGGAGCAAGCGGCATTCAATGCACAGCGGAAGTCGTCTCAGGACCAGGCAGCGGCTACGGTAGCAGCGGAAGAAGCGGCATACAAAGCCGGTGTCAATAAGAAGATCCGAAAGCCGGTGACGCTGAGTACGATTCTCACAAGCCCGCAAGGGATTCTCGGTAATCCCATCTTGAGCACTTCACGACTGGGAGGCTAACTATGCCTGCCGGCGTGTACACCTACGGAAACGGCGAACTGGTCAAGAACCTGCTTCATAGGCATGAGATGCTGAAGCGGAGAAAGATGCCCTGGATGACGCTGTACCAGGCGCTGTCTCAGTACGTAATGCTGCGCAAGCAGTATTTCACTACTGACCAGAGCGAGGGGCCTTTCCTGGTCAATACCGTATTTGATGCTACGGCCTTACATGCTGCACACTCCATGGCCAGCAGTTTGCTTGGGCAGATTTGGCCGAACCCATTTGAAAGTGTCGAATTCACGCCGCAGATTGCGCAAGCTGAAGAGGCATTCAGCGACGCCTACGACATGATGAACACGGTTAACGAAGTCTTGCCGACGAACCTGGCAGGGGCGGAAACGGGCGTCATGACTGCATTTCATGAAGCCCTGGTCGATTTAGTAGTTTACGGTGTGGCAGCATTGTTCGTTCAGGAAACAGGCGAACTGCGTACACCCATCAGGGTCAAGGCGATGGACGCCAAGACAATGAGCTTCGATGAAAACGACGCCGGCATTATCGACACTGTGTACATGGAGCGAACTTACACTATCTCTCAGCTGATTAAGAAATACGGTTACGCCAATGTCAGCGAACATTCCAGGCAACTCTACGATAGTAGCGGGCAGATGCTTGACCAGAAGGTCAGGGTGCTTCATGCAATAGAGCCGCGAATGGAGCGCAATCCTCTTAGATTGGGCAATCACGACATGCCTTTCTGTTCGATTCACATTGAGATCGATCAGAAACACATGCTGCAAGAAAGCGGCTTTGAAGAAATGCCTATCATTGTGGTGCGTTTCTGGAAGAATGTAGGTGAGGTGCAGGGGCGTAGTCCGGCTATGGATGCGCTGCCGGACATTCGCGCAGTCAATAAGCTGGTTGAGATCTTTGAGCGGACAGGTGAGATGGCGCTCGATCCACCCAAGATGATATCGAGCGAAGATGTACTCGGCGCTGGTAAAGCCCCCTGGTACCCTGGCGCCTGGATCCCGATTCACGCATCCGGGCGACTCGGCAGTGACCGACGACCGATTGAAGTCATTCAGACCACAGAAAACCCCGGCTGGGCTACGCAGCGAATTAGTGATCTGCGTAACACAATCATGCAGCATTTCATGGACGACGTCCTTTCGGATCTCAATAACACTAGCCGGCAGACGCTTGGGGAAGCTGACATCAGAAACGAGATGCGGCAGTATAAAGTAGGGCCGATGTTGATCCGCCTGCTCATTGAGATGGTGTCGCCGTTTATTGACAGGGCATTTAACATCCTGCTTCAAGCAGGTTTCTTCGGAGTGGTAGAAGGCAGTGAGCAAGACTTTGAGCTTCAGTTGGCAGGGATCACGCCTAAATACTTGTCAGAGGACTTCATTCAGAGTCGCGCCAGTGGGCTCAAGGGCTACCGCTTGAACTTCATATCGCCTGCAGCTAGACTCATGAAGTTGGAAGAGGCGCAAGGTACGGAACGGCTTACGAATTACGTGGCGGCGGTTTCGCAGTTCAAGCCAGAGGTTCTGGATAACGTCAACTTTGATGAGAGCGCAAGGGCAATGCAGCGGCTTGGCGGAGCTAGTCAGAAATTGCTCTACTCACCTGAACAGGTTGAGCGTATGCGCAGGGATAGGGCGCAGGCACAGGCGCAGCAGCAAGAGATCGAGCAGCAGATGGCAGGGGCGGCAGCGTTTAAGGATGCGGCCAAAGGGGTAAAGGATCTCAGCGGTGGAACAGCAGCATAGTCTCGATTCTGCGTATTTTGAGAAACGGAATATCATGGAAGCAGTCGCTGACACTGCAGCCGGTATCGCTTTCCTGCAGTGGCTGGTACGTTTGACCGGCGCCAATAAGCCGGTTATGGGTATGGAAGAGGCGGCAAGAAGGGATGTCTGGTTATCGATCCGGCGTTTCGTGCCGGTTGAGAAGTTGCCAGAGATAGAGTTCCATGATCTCCGGCAGGAGCAGGA